TTTAAACACAACACCTGCAACTTCACATACAACTGTGTTACCAATTCTTAGTGAGTGTGCAATATCAGAACCACTTGTGTTGTCAATATCTTTAATTGCAGCTAGTGATCCACTTGCGATAGTTACTGTTGCTTGATAAGCGATGTGTAATCTCCCTTGTTCAGACCAAATTATTTGATCAGATTGCATCGGCATTTCTGCTCCTGCCATTTTTAAGAATCCAGCTACGGTTCTATTACCGTATCTTTCAACTTCTTTTTCATACAATTCCGGTAAGTATTGTTTTGCCCATCCGTCATTCTGAATGTCTAAATAACTACCTGCAGTAGTCATTTTAGTAGCATTCGGAGTGGCTAAACTGGCTACCGCCGGTCCTGTAAATACATTATTGTTTGCCATTTTTAATTAATTTGTTTTGTTAATAATTTTTGAACTTTAATTTTAGCCCTGAATTATCATCCCCGGAAATAGCTTTTACCTTAATACCACCAGCATCAACAAAACCATCAGCGGTTTTACGCGGGTTCATATTGATATTTTTTGCATCTGCTGTCATTTGTTTTACAGCATCCGCTTTACCTTGTTGGTAAAAATGATTTGCTATTGAGTCGGGATTGGAAGCAGTAAATAAAGCTTTGTGGAAATCACTTGTGTTGGTCAAAAGATTATTTTTGTCAACGTATTTATCAAAGACACTTGATAAATTTTGTGTATCCTTAACTTTATTAGCATCCTTAACATTGAATCTATACTTCTTGTCTCCGACATTGAAATTAAAACCTTTAAAATCTTTGTCAAAAAACTTGTTAGTTTCTTGTTTAAAATGTTTTGTTTGCTTCTCTAATAATTGCTCAGCTGATTTTTGCTCAGTATTATAACGATTAAAAAATTCTATAGCTTTTTGTTGTTCAGGTAGTAACTTAGAACCCAACTTGACTTCTTTGTAATACTGATCCTTCAACCCTGTCAAAAAGTCTTTAGCATTTGCAACCGCTTCTTTGTGAGCTAATTTTTTTCTTCTAACATCTCTTTCTTCATCTATTTCATCATCATATTCAAAACTATCTTCTATTAAAAAAGATATTTCATCATAACTGAGATGTGGTTTTTTGTGTTTGTAATATTCCCTTAATAAAGTATCGTTATCTACATTAGCATAATCTGCACTTAATCTTACATAATCTTCTAATGTTCCACCAGTTTCTTCCATAAACTTTACTAAGTCTTGGATATTTTCTGGTAAATCTACAGGTTCTTGTGTTTCTTCTTCCTGTGATACTTCTTCTTGTTCCGGTGTGGCGTCGGTAGCTTCAATGCTTCCATCCACTCCTGTCTTGTCAATATTATTGGTTTCATCGGTTTCTTCTATTATTTCTTCAAGAATAGGAGAGTCTATTTCTTCTTCAACTTCTTCTTGACCTTGTTTAGTTTCTTTTTCGTTGCTTTCTTGTAAGGCATCTTCTTGATTTTTATCGGTTTCACTTAAATTAACTTTGTACATTCCAGATTCCTCATCAAATTTAGAATCTTTCTGTACTACTTCTTCTTTTTCGGCTGGAGTCATTATTTCGTCTTCCAACACTTTTGCTTTAATTTCTGCCATAATAAAATATTATATAATTGTTAAAAAAATTTATCTTGGATCAAATTGCTCTAACCCAAATCCACCTAAGTTATCAAATCCAGCGGATTCAAACCTTTTAGGGGCTTTGCCAGATTTTCTCTGGTCTATTAATTCACTTTGTTGAGAAGCTTGAATTTTTGTTCGTTCATCTTTACGATCTTCTTTATACTTCTCTTTATCATTAATTACATTCGATTCAACTTCTTTAAGCTTCATATTCAAATCAAATTCAAATTGCATTAATTCTTTTTTAATAGCCGCTTCTCTTTCTAATTTTTGAATATCAAAACCAGATTTAGCTTGTTCTATTTGAACTTTACTTTCAGCAATACCTTGCTGTTTTTGGATCTCAGCCGCAGCAGCAGCTTGAGAAGACTCTTGATTAGCTTGAGATTGAGCTTGTATATTTTCTTGCTGTATTTGTCTGTCTTGGTCAAATTTCTTTTTTCTTCTTATTTTTAATAATTGATTAGCAAGTTTTAAATTTCTAACTTCTCTAACATCAATAGCGTCTTCAAGGTTTATAGCTTGTTGTTGAATAGCCATTTGAATGTTATTTTCAAGTAGGGCTTTTTCTTCTTCATCAGGTGCTAATTCTAAAAATACACCAAAATCATGTATATGTAAGTCTTTAATTTCATTTAAATTACCTACATTTATTTTACCCAAGGTTTGCATAAATTGATTACTAGTATTAGAATACTCCAATACATCTGATATCCTTAGTGATACCGCTTCAGCTGTTTTTAATGTTAAATATAAACCACCCTGTAATATATGTCTGGTGGCCGTATTACTATTAGCAGCTGCTAATTTTTGTAACCCAACTAAAGCATGTTTATCTGGTGTACTACCATCTCTTGCTTCATTTAAACCGGTTACGTCTCTCATCATTTGTAAATACATATTATAAGACTGTATCAAACTAGCTATCTTATTATTACCCCCTGATGATTGGAGTTCTTGAATAGGCACTTTACCAGGATTCATATCACCATCTTGTGTCATTGATCTACCAATAACAGAACCGGTTTGGAAATACATATTCAACGCTTCTTGCGGATTGTAATTTGTACCATTACCTAAATCCACTTCAGCAAGGCCGTCCGCATCTAAATACACACCGTCTGGTACAAGTCTGGAAAGAACCTGTTGTAGTTTTAAATGCGTTATTTGAATCATGTCAGCAAAAGATGTCATTCTACCAACTAAAGATTCAGGCTTTCCTTTATATATTCTTGGAGCTACAATACTATAACTCATAGCTACTTTTGTAATATCAGACTTAGGCCTAGTCATATTAACAGCTTTTTGCCATTTTAACAACTTTTCATGACCTACAATTTTTGCACCTTCATATAAACATTCAATTGCCCTATTTACTTTTTTAAATCTAGGATCACTTTCTTCTGGAGGATTAAATCCATCATCCTTTTTTAATGCTTTAGAATAACCAGTACTACCTTCTTTTATTTTATATACTTGATTTTCAAAAGTTTTATATTCAAAATGTAATACATATACATAATTACTATCTACACTATCTGATGTAGAAAACTTATTACGTAGCTTAGTACTACCTGATCCATAAGATTCTAACTTCTTTATATCTTCAGTAGTTAATTCTGGGAATTGCTTTTTAAGTTCTGCAATAGTTATTTTTTTAACCTCCCCAATATAATATAAATCGTCAAAGTATGGAGATTCTGTATATGAATAAACTAAATCAGAAGGATCAACGTAATTTAATTTAATACCTTCTGCTGTATTAAAACTATTTTTAACACAAGATATACCTAAAACAGTTATATCATAATCTAATCTCTTCTTAAGAAGATCATATTTGTTTAAATCGAATACATTGGTTATTGCTTGTTCTTGAGCAATTTCTATGCTTTGCTTGTAGTTCAATTGCATGTGCAATTCTAACTCTTCATCAGATTCAGGTAAATTATTTGGATCATTTTTAAATGTATTTATCCCTGTTTGTGCTTCTACGTTTTGTTTGAATTCAAATAAACGCATGTCTTCTAAATAACCCTTAACATATTCAGTCCTTGCAGCTGAAGCTACACTATCCACAGAATATGCTTTTAAATCATATGTTCTTTCTGCAATACCATTAACCACTATATCCACAAATTTTGGTATAATAGGGACTGGTTTCCAATCCAAATTAAGGTATGATAAATCACCATTGATTGATAATTCGTTTTTATATTTTTCTACACTTTGTTCACCTCTTGCATATAGTCTTAATCTATGAAAATTATCTCTATTTGCAAAGTAACGTGTATCCGACCCGTCTTTTCTAAACCACTCTGCTTCTATTGCATTACCAATCTGTAAACCATATTGTTCACTAGATTTCTCAGCATCGCTTACAGCTTGACTTGGGAAAATACCTTTTTTAATCCCTTTACCCATTTATTGTATCATTTTTGAAATATTTCCTTTATTGTTATATTTAGCAAAGCTAAAATTAACTTTATCTTTTAATTGTATCTCCGCACGAGGTGCGTATAAATTCTTATTACATGCCATAACAGCTAATCCAGAGCTTATCGCGGCATCAAATTTTGTCCTTTTATTTATATCAAACTTAGCCCAATCATTTAATGTAACATTAAAATACATATCTCCATAATCCCCGTGCCCTTTATCACCTACATACGAGTTTATATAACTTTCAATTGCAGCAGCATGAGCTTGCCTTATATCTTCACTTGAGTTTGGTATTCCACCTATTTCTTTTTCAGCAACAGATAATCTATTCCAAACTTTATCAGGTCTATTCATCGAATAGCCTCTGTAACCTCTTCTTTTTAAATAATATAATAACCTAGGTTTGTTATTTTCAGCAAGTATTGGCATACCATAAAAATATAATGCCATTAATATATCCTCAAAAAATATTTCTGCGGTTTGAGGTCTTGCAATATATTCTAAAAAGAACCTATTCGGAGGGGCATCCTCCATACTAAATTTTGTAAGACCGTGTAAAGAACCTTTAGATCCTTTGCCATCTGTTGTACCGGATATATCATAACTATCACAACCAAAAGCTCCAACATGCTCATTACCGGGATATTTAATACCATTTTTTATTATTACTTTATTTTGTAAATTTGCACTTGGTATCCAACTTACATTAAATCTTCCATTAGGGTTGGGCGTAAAATCTACTTTTGTATCTTTGATCCCGTTCCTCCACGAAAAACTCCCAGTATTGACATTACCACTATATCTAGCTTCTTCATTGTAGTCAATCTGTTCGTAAATCTTAACAAGATTAAATATGCTATTTTTAGTTTCATCTCTGAAAGCGTGCTCTTCAGTCCTTGGAAATTGTCTATAAAATTCATTTAATGCGTCTTGATCACCTTTTAATCCCTCAACTTCATTCTCCCAATGCTCAACAACTCCGACGTCAATGTATTCGCCGTGGCAATCTTTGACCGCCTTTTCTGGCGTATCGAATACAGGTACTCCATAAGAATCAATGAATCCTTCGAAGTTCCATTCCATAGGTATGAACAAACTATATAATCCCGAGCGAGTCTGTCCATTGCG